ACAATATCGAAATGGTGTAGTACCAATGAATTTTAAGAGTGAGTTTCGAAAAAAGGAACTCGTGCCAATTGAGAAGATCAACAATCCTAAAACTAGGACTGTAGGAACTGGCAATATGATTCATTTGGTCATAACGGGAAAACTATTCAAGGATTTGACGACAAAGATGAAGAATATTTGGAATAAAGGTAGAGCAGGCCCCCATGCTATCGGCATAAATATGGAAAAACATGCTCCTTTGATGGCTGAATATCTTCGTTGGCATGATTGCATGCTTGATTTTGACGTTAAAGGCTGGGAGACCGGGTTAAATTTGACCCTACTGCATTTACAAGATACAGTTATGATCCAGCTTATTAAGGAAGCCTACAAATCACGTGGTGATAAAATCCCACCTGATTTTGAGAAAATCATTTATGCACTCTCGGTCGAGTTTATGGACACCGATTTTATTTATCAGGATGTTCTTGTCCATAAAAATTCAGGTTTACTATCAGGACATCCAAGAACTTTACATCTTAACACCGATGTACATCTGATGATTTTTTATCAGATAATTTACGAAATTGTCAAAAAGCAATATCAGAGTTGCTCAATATCTTTTGTTTTGGACAATGTCAGAGCTATATTAGCTGCTGATGACATAGTTGTGTCAATGTCACCTTTAATTAGGAAATACATAACTGTGTCTGATATCCGAGCAAAATATAGCGAGTTTGGGTTTGAAATAACCTCTTCAGACAAACTTAGTGAAATTAAGTTTAAAACCATTTATGAAGTACAGTTTTTAAAACATACTTTTAGAATGACAGAAGAGGGATTTGTTGCCCAACCAAATACTTCCATAATTTACCAGCTTGTTAATTGGTTAAATGATGATTCAAAATTGCCAAGAAGAGAGCAATTTGAAACCAATGTACAGAATGCTTTTAGATTTGCATTTTGGCGCGGAGAAGAATTTTATGAGTTTTTTCGTGCAAAGTACAACACGCATGCTAAAAGTTTTGGTCATTCATGGGAGTA